CTCGCTGCGGCTCGGTGGGGAAAATAATAGTACGTGTCATCCCCACCTTCGCTGGCCTTATCCTGAACCCGTGTTCCCTCCAGAAAAACGTTAATTTCTTCGTCCTGGAGGCTTTGAGACGGATAATTAGATGCTGCGTCCGGCTTGTCTTCCAACAGAAAACGCACGTACGCTAGGGCAAAGAGAGGCCGATGAGCGGCATTGCTCGTATTAGGGTTGTAGGCTAAGTGAGTCGTGTTGTACGTTCTGGCCACTAAGGACCCCCCAATCTATTTAAAAAGGTGTTAAATCCCCGTCGTCATCCGCCTTTTTCTTGGTGGATTTCTTCGAGGATTTAGGTTTCACAGGTTTAGCCCGAATCCTAACGGGCTTACCACCAACCATCTCCCACTTACCCTCCTGCAAGACGTAGTGGTCTACAGGACCCGCCTCCCCATTAACTGTGCCTTGAGGCCAATTGTGGGAATCGATAGAATAATGGCGCTTAGGACCGTCTCCAGGCACGGCACGGTGCTGCATAGACTCAGCGTGATACACGACGTCCAATTCGGACTCTAGCACCCAAACGCTAGCCCCCTCTTGTAACGTGCTTTCGCCGTCTTTCACGGCTTCATAGCGTGGGTTCGGGACAACTGCACGCTGAGTTATCACTTCGCCGTTAATAACGCGCTCGGCGTTACCCATCACAAACCTAGTGATGTGCTCTAGCGGCATGTTTCCAGTCGTATCCTTAATGGTTGGCATAAAACCTCACCTTTCTATTAATTAAATCCTTAAGACTCGTCGGCGGTAATTTCGCCGAAGGCGGTAGGCTGAGTGGCAGCCACACCGTAAACAACCCTGGCTCTAACGCCAGTTTCGAACGCTGCGTCACGACGGACTAGTTCAATGGTTGGCGCTTGCTGAACCGCAAGGCTGATGCCCATGCTGTGCCCATACATGTACGCGTAGTTGTTCGAGCTGATGTTAACCAAGTTGTTCGAGATGTACACGTCGAAACCAGCTGCGCGACCAACAATGCCGTTAGCCATTGCGTTGTCGCCCATTTCAGTTGCTCTCTGGAAGTCTGCTGACTCGAGTAATGCAGTCATGCCTTTCGGGCGGACCACCAGCCATCTGCCTTGCTGGGGCACGTTAGCAGCGTTTAATTGCTCCGCAGCTGTAGTCAGTACTCCGTCCCAAGGGTCAGTAGTACCAACATCCCAAGCTATATCAGTTAACGTGCTGGACGTATAAAGTCCCGCCACGCCCTGGTCAATTTGGTCAGCCAAACCGTAAGCGATACGGTCTGCGAAACCATTAATTTGGTCAACACCAGTTTGACCCTGAAGGACGTTTTTGTCATCCAAGGACACGGCGCCGTAGTAATCCTGATTAAGGGAGATACTAACGGTGCTGGAGCTTTCAGCCGCGTACGTCACGCTACCGGAGTAAGCGCCAGCTGTGACGTTGCCGAACTTCTGTGCGTGGATGGTGTCGCCTTGTCCTTGTACGGCGCTCTCGTAATCCCGGTTGGCCAACTGACCAAGCACCAGGCTTTTATCGAGCGTGTCTAGAAGACGTGCGGACCATACCTCTGGAATGAAATCATTAGGGTAAGCCATTTACTTGCCTCTTTCTCCGACTAGTCTTGTAGTCGGTGTGAATTGCGCCTCACCCAAGCAACGCGAGCAGCTGAACCCTCGGGACCAACGGCCTCGAGTGCCTTCCGGAAAGACTCCCTGCTCAATGGGCTTTGTCCATCGTCAGCAACGGAGCCACCCGGATTAGTCACGTTAATTGGTGCGGGCTTAGTGTCTGTAGGCTTTAAGAAAGGCCACTTTTCAACAACTTTGACCGGGTCAATGACGCCTTCTTCGTTCACGAAGTCAGCGCTATTCTCACCAATAAGACTTACAGCAGCGTCAGCGTCCGCCACTTCCCCCGTCAAACGGGCGACAGCGTTAGCCTTAACGGTCTCGGCTCTACTAGCACTAAGTTCAGCTTCGAGGCCCGTTATTTTTGCCGTGAGGCGTTCCTGCTCGGTCATTTGTTGTAGTCGTAACTCTTCCTGTGCCGCTTTTTGGTCTGATTCCAACTGCTCCGCTTTCAGCCTGTGTTTCTTGGCTTCCTCGCGTAGTCGTTTTACGTAATCCAACGGAAACGACTGCTGTTGGTCCTGGCCTTCAGCTGGAACCTGTCCAACTTCAGGCGGTGGCGCTTCGGCTGCATCGACAACCTTCGCTTTGTCTTCGCTCATTGTCCACACCCTCTCGGTGCCCTCAAGCACCAAAATAAAAGGGGCAAAATATTAACCCCTCACCAGTCACGCTATTAATAGATTTAACGTGACTCCTAACCTAATTACGTTGGAACCGCTTGAACTCAAAGTCATTAGCGGAAACCTGCCTCAAGTACTGTAGCGCGTGGCCACAATTAGCCCACTCGCCAGCCTGAGCACGGTCCCAGTCCCTAGGGCCGTACACGGCCGCACCAGCGTTCGGGCCGCCAGGTAAGACGAATAGCTCTTTCTCTGGTAACGCCATTCCCTCGAGAGCGTCATGGTAATCCCGATGCACTTTACGGGGGAACACTCTTATCCATCGTTTCCAAGGTGCTCCGGCTTCTGCGGCTGAGTCACTCGCCGCGTCATCCTGACCGTGCCAGACGCCCAATCTAGCGCTTACGCCGCTTATGTTTTGCGCCTGTATTCGACTAACCTTCCCAGCTTTAATGCTCGTAGTGAGTTGACTACTGAAAGCCAGCGCATGCTCTCGCGCCCTAATTCTAATACTCCTCAATTGCGCACGATTAACCTCCTTAGGAAGGCCCAAGGAATGAGCATGGAACAAACGCCCTGCTCTTTGGCCCTCCAAATAAGACCGACTGAGTAACTCCTCCACCTGCCTCGTTGTTGGGTCATCTAGGGCTCTCGCCCTCGGTAAAATGCGGTTGAACGCCCTCCGCAATAGACGCGCTAGCCTACTGAGCAGCATTATCCGCTAGTTAGGAACGTATCAGGGTCAATAATTTGACTTTGGCTACTTATCCACTCCGTAACGTCATCATCGCTCCATGTTGGGTATAAGTCCTTGACCTTGTTCACCGTGACGCTCAGAGGCACAATCCCCTCCTGAAAAAGCTTAATGGCGGTATCAACCTCACTCAAGTAGTCCTTCTGTTTAAACGGAGTAACACTGACAGCGCCAATTTCTGTACCCGCTATGTTAGCTAAGTCCGTAGTGACCTCGGTCAATAACTCCGATAAGTCACGAGCGTAACCTTGGTTAGAAAGCTGGGCGCTTAAATTCGCTTCTTTCAGCGCCTCTCCGCTTGGTGTGGCCGTACCAAGAAAACCACCCGGTAGGTTAACGTCCATCCGGACGCGCTCCGCCCTCATGGCCCTCTCTTCCCTCAATTCCTTCAGGTTGCCGGGCTCTAACCAGTCCACGGTTGCGTCCTTAGTGCCTGTCCAAACTTCCCCAGGACCAACAACCGCTCTTGATTTCGATTCACCGTCAACATCAACGCCACCCAACGCCAACAGCATTGGATATCCAGCTAATTCCTCAGCCAGGATGAGCCTTGCGTCCGTAGCCCAAAGAGCTTTAATGGTGGGCAGGGCTCTCTCTATCTCCCCGATAGCCAAGCCGTCTGTAGTCCAACTCCTGACCCTAAAGCGAGGTCTGGAAGTGTTCTCATCAATGCTGACTGGGTTTTTTTGGAGGTCAGTAGGGTCATCCAAGCCCCTCCACAGAGTGCGTTTAGAAAAACCACCCGTGGTGTCATCAGACCAGTCCCATACCTCCACAGCCCAAGAGCCAGCGTCATCCATGATGATGTTGCGGCTGTCACCATCATCAAAATCACTCCGGCTGTCTGGATTTGACGGAATGAACGAATGGGGGACCTCTTGCCAAGTGCGATAAAGCCCAATTACGTTATCCTTGTTATCGTCCTGCGTGATGGGCTCGATAACGCCGCCTAATCGAGTGATGGTCTGAGTGCCTTCCTCTGTATCGTGAGCCACGCAAGCCATGATGCCGATTGAGAGGTACGTTTCGAGTAACCTTCTGGATAAACTCCGCAAATCAATAGTGTGGAGCATCTCTTGACTGTCTTCAGTATCAACCGCGATGGTTCCGATGATACTAGGTATCTTTTTCTCCAAAATCTGTGGACCGACTGACTGGCACTGATTCAAAGCCCGATTCCAAGCCTCAGCCCTAGTGGCGTTACGAGCCGCAGGCATTAACTCCCCACTGTTAGGCCGCCAAACACCAGCTGCGATGTCTAGCGCCTCGTCCGCCGTGTCAATACGACCACGAGCCGCCCTGAGTTGTAACTCTCGTAATTGTTCAAGTGCTATACCCATAAAACAACTCCCCTAAAGCCCCATCGCTTGTTGCAAGGCTTGTCGACTAGTGCTCACGTTACCTTTAAGGCTGTAATGAAGTGACGCTAAACTATCAACATCGTCATCAGCCTCGTTCATGCCTGGTTCCCCTACAAAATGACTCAAATTCTCCGCAAGCTTACCGCTCCAGGGTAGGCCAAATGGAATTTGTATCATGCCACTATTCCAATCCGCAGCGGCCGGCTGAGAAGCGTAAAACTTACCCGTGAAATTCTTATCTCCTGACGAACGCAAACAATCGTTAATCCGTACTCCCACACTATTCTCTATATAAGCTTTCGTAGCAGCCTCAGTGCCTCCCAAACGCCCATAGACAGGCTTCGGGAACGTAGTCAATACTGGACTCCACTGCTCAATCTTTTGCTTCGCTGAATAATACTTCGTAACATAAACAACTCCATTAGAACCAAGAACGCCACCTATAAAAACCGTACTATCTCCACCGTTCTCAGTGTACGCAAAATCAACGCCCGTTCCCATTTTGCCAACCCCTTGTTGCTCCTCCCCCGGACTGTAAAACGTCGGAGGGCCAAACACCTGACCTCCACTGTCGATAAAGCGTCCGTAAAGCTCTTGCTCCTTAAAGGCGCCACTGTAAGCCTGATTTAGGCTATCAATGTACTCCTTCGGTAAATGAGGATTATCGAACGTTGAAGCCCTGAAGGTTTCGACGTCGTCCCCTTCCACTAGCTCCCGAAGCCATTGGGACCGTTTGGGCGTTGTAGTAATCCACAATTGGCCGGGCGCGAGCCGTAAACGACCTAATGTAACCCGGTAAGCATCCTCATTCATTAACCCCGCTTCGTCCAATCCCGCCCAGTTCACGTTCACACCCCTCAGCCTCTCCGGGTTATCAGCTGACCTCAACCAAATTCTGGTGTCGTTAATTAAACGTATGACCATCTCGCTTTTATTGAAATCCGCTATGAAGGGCCTAAAGTGTTTAGTCAAAGTCTCCACTAAAATATCTCGAACCATTGGATAAGTCGGCTCCACCAGTAACCCCAGGCTTCCCCTGGGTTGACTGAATGCCTTGATAATTGATGCAAACGTCTTCCCGCTACCCAGCCCGCCGATATAAGCACTAATCCTAGATTGAGAGTTGATAAACCCTTTTTGGGCGGGCAGTGGCTGGAATTTGAGTTCCGCCGTTCGCGTCTCTAGCGTCATTCAACCATGTTGATATGAATATCGGTCCGCACGTCACCTTGTATGGCGTGCTCCTGCCGCTCTACGAAGCCTCGGCCTCTTCCTAAAGTGCGTAATGTCAGCTGTATCGCCCAGGGTTGACCTTCCTCAACGGCCTCACGAAGTTTGTTCTGGGCCACGTCCAGACCGTAGTCGGCTGCCTCCTCGCGTGCCTCCCGCACTGTCGGGTGTTCTTCTAAATACCTATAAATGACCTTGCGGTCGCAGCCAAGCTGTCTAGCTGCCGCTGCTACCATGCCATTACTACTACGCAATGCATCCGCCACTTTCTTTGGCGTCATGGGCCTAGCTCGTCTTGTTTTTTGGGTCATCAGTCCCTACTCCTATCATAAGAGTAGCCCCCGTGCTCTTCCAAACCACGGGGGCATTCCAACCAGCTCACAGGGCGCAGAGGCCAGCGCTTGCGTGCTTGAGACAGGGGCAGCGCTGGGCCTTTGGATTAACGCCCTTAGCCATTATACGTTAATGAGTGAATAACGTCCAACCTAAGGCTTAATAACACAAAACACGCGAAATGTCAAGGGTGGTCCCGGGGAAAGGAAGGAAACCCGGGACCACCTAAGAATGTAGCATCTACAGCACAACAGCTACATCAATAATTTTTCGGCTTGATGACAGCAAAGGCCTAGATGGACGTTTGTTTAGGTTCAGCTGGTAGCCCGCAGCGTTGCCCTTCCTTTGGTATATGGGGTAGGGACGCCTCAGAACGCGGGCATCTTTCGTCATGCTCTCCAAAAACCAGAATGATAACTCTCGGCGTTCTACGTCTATTAGCTCGTTTTCCACCACGTCAATATAAGCTTGTCTCGAGAGGCGCAACGTATGCGCAGTGATTCCGAGTGGTTCGTCTGCTTCGACCGAGATGTCTATTGTGGCTGGTGATTCGTCTGACCCTTTACCTGAGGAAGTGCGTGTAGGACGAGAATTATGATGATGATGCCAGCGTGATGTGCCGTTAGCAATGAACCATAATTCTGTTAATAGTAGTTCCGCTCCTAACCGCCTAGAGTTCCTATTCATGCCTTGTGTAACGTTTGTTCAACGTTATTCCTTTTTGCATAATTCTTTTAGGTCTGCCTCTAGTGCGCCGCTCAATATTTGGTCTGGGGTATAACGGAGCACCCTGTAGCCATAATGAACCACGGCCGTATTGTACTTCTCGATATCTGCCCGGAAGCCCTTACCAGTCGTGTGGCGCGACTTTCTCCAGGTTCCACCCTCGATTTCAATACCGATTTTCCAGGGTTCGTTGGGGATACAGTAGTCAAAGCGCCATCGCCTTTTTAAGCTCTTGGCAAAGCTGAATTCGGCTACCCAAGTAAAATGCATGCTTGATAACAACTCTTCCACGTAGAGACTGGCCGCCGTCTTGTTGGTCACTAGAGCTTATTGTACCCTACAGGCCGCGAGTGTAAGCCCTCTAGTGGGTGCCATCGTCTGCCTTAATGCTGACGCTGAAGTACTCGTCATCGATGATGAGGCGCTCATCACGCCTAATTATTGCTTCAGCTAATTGTGGATGATAATTCAATATAACGTCCTTAAGTAAGACCCTCAGTTGGGCTTGTTGTTTAGTGAGCTTTCTACCCATTGTTCACCGCGAGTCGTTGCATCAACTCCCTAGCCCTCTGTTCCAATTCGTTGCGCTGGGTATTTTGCAATGCCTCCTCCGTCCTTTCTTTGAATTCTACGCGTTGCCCTCTAACTGGCCTCCAATCCGGGTGATTCCGGTTAGCCCTGTCTCCCCCCTCCAGCTCCTGAGACGAACGAGAAGACGGCGAGCGCAACCAACTCACATCCAAACCAATCCAGCCATTCTCCAAAGCCTTAGAAAGCAACTCATTAGCTCGCGGGCCGGCCGCAAAAAGCTTAGCCACAAGCCGCTTGCATGATTGTTTCGTAACCCCTTTACGGAGCTCCCGCCTATGAGAAAGGAAGGAAATCCAGAGCTCCCTAGACACACCTGAAGGTAGGTCAATATCTTCAAATTGTTCTTTGGGGCTTGTGTTCTTGGGTTTTGCTCTCATGTTCTTCTCATTCTTGGGGCTTTTGCTTTTTGGTTTTGGTTGTGTTTTCTCTAAATTCCCTATATGTTTTTTATTTAAGCTTTTATTTTCTTTAAGAGTGGCAACTGTGGTTGACACTGATTCGCGTCCCGTGGCAACTGTGGTTGACACCCCCCCTTCTTCCGTGTCGTCTCCAGTTGCCAGGATGTTTAGTGTGTAGGTTGGTGCTTTTTGGGGGTTGGTGCTGGGTTTTTTGGTTATCCATCCTTTTGCTTCTAGGTTTTTAAGTTGGGTGCTTATGTGTTGGTGTGTCATGCCGACCGCTTGGGCTATGGTTCTGGTTCCTACTGTTATTGTTTGCTTGTGCCAGCCTAGTGTGACTCTTGCTAAATACATGAGGCAGCAGAATTCGGCTGGTGTGAAGTCTCGTATGTTGTCTAAGATGCGATTGGGGCATTGGGTGTAGTTGGGTTGTGTTATCATGTTTCTCGACTCCTCATATTGTTGGGGTGGCACCCCCGGACCTGGTCACTATGATGGCCAGGTCTTTGTTTATACCATAATTTAATTTGTGGTATTGTGGGTGCGCTTCTTTTGAAGCCTCCTTTGGGCCCGTTGACTACGGGCGTGCAGAAACGGCCTCGGCTCTGTCCGGAGGGGGCCGTTTTTGTTTTGTTTAGCTTGACTACTTACTTTTCATGGTTTATAGTCATTTGTCATTAATTACCTTTCTCTTGGTGGAGAGAGTGTTGAAGCGGCTTCGAATCTTGCCGGATGGAGGGGCCGCTTTTGCATTGGTTCACTTGCATTGCATGGGAACTGTTGCCAAGTCGTTGGGGGTGTGAGGTTTGAAGTTTGTAGATTTATTCTCCGGTATTGGCGGCTTTCATTATGCTTTGAAAGCCGCTACGGAAAGCCTTAACCTGCCTAGCTCTTGCGTGTTTGCTTCTGATATTGATGAACGGTGCAGGGCATCTTACAAACAAAATTTTGGTATAGAGCCAGTTGGTGACATAACCACTTTCGACGCCCACCAAGTCCCCGAGCACGATATTTTGTTGGCAGGGTTTCCGTGTCAAGCATTCAGTATTATTGGCGAGATGCAAGGTTTTGCAGATACACGTGGAACCTTATTTTTTGATGTCGCTCGTATACTTAAAGCCAAACAACCTAAGTTTTTTGTTTTAGAAAATGTAAAGCAACTTGTTGGACACGACCAAGGAAGAACACTCGCAACAATTATCAAAACGTGTAGAGATATTGGTTATGATGTTCAATACAAAGTGCTTAATGCGTTGGATTTTGGGCTACCACAAAAAAGAGAAAGAGTGTTTATTGTAGGAGCACTTTCTAAACTTGTGTTTGATTTTGATTTCGACCTCAAACACATCAAAAGCGTATCTTTATCAAATCTTTTAGAAAAAGACGTTGAGCAAAAATATTTCGCTTCTCAACACATTAGGAATAGAAGACAAAAACTTGTTAAACGTGAACAATTAGCGCACGCAAGACCTACTATTTGGCACGAAAATAAAAATGGAAACATTAGCGCATATGAATTCAGTTGCGCTCTTAGAGCCGGAGCATCATACAATTATTTACTTGTTAATGGTGAACGCAGACTTACTGAACGAGAAATGTTATCCCTACAAGGTTTCCCGTTAAAACATAAAATCGTTGGCAGCTATTCTGACTTAAGAAAACAAGCAGGAAATGCTTTACCCGTACCAGTGGCATCTGAGGTGATATTCAAATTGATTAGCCAAAACTTGGACATTAAGGAATCAGATGGAAACACCAAAACTGCGTCATGCATCAATAGTAAAGCCTCTATATCCGCTTAATCATTTTTCACAAACATTTTATAAAAGCGTTGCGCATGCCCCCTTTACAAGTCGTGGGCAGTATGCTATATTACCAATAAGAAAGAAAAAAGGAGGCAACAAATGTTCTACGAAAAGAAAGCAGCCGAAAAGTTAGTCACTTTCGAACAAGCCGAAAAGAACCTTAGGGAAGACGCAGAAATCAGCCGGGTTTTAGATGAAGCCATTTTGAATAAGGATGCTGATAGAGTAGCTGAAATACTTTTCCATTCAGCGTGGTACACGCAAGCGGGCAGCATGACTCGGGGATTTCCTCGTGGGAAGACCGCTACAGCTGCGTTGGCCCTTCGTTATCACCATAGTGTGGGCCGCACGTTAATCAGCTAAGGGCTTCGGTATATGGATGACATGACTCCCCTTTTTCCGTTAGAAGCCGAACCAACGCCATCGAAAACCAAAATTGTCGAGAAAAGCGTTAAGAGCAAAACGGACTATTCCAATAATTGGACCGCCGTAGTAGGTGTCCTGTTAGATGGTGAAAAAAGGTATAAAAGCAAAGGGCTTCCCACTAAGGAGGAGGCCCAAGCTGCCTTGAGGGAGCTGGTGGCCAAAGTGGAAAGCGGCGAGATGGAGGCTGAACTCCGAAGCAAACCCAAGCAGACGAAAAGGGACTTTCCGGAAGGCGTTTATTACGATAAGAAAAGGGAAAAGCCTTGGTTAGCGCAATCGCCAATAAAGGATTCATATACCGCTAGCGGGCGGCGGCGTTATTCAAGGAGGGAATTTAAGACAAAGGAAGAAGCCGAGCGCGCTGTGAAAGTCGGGGTAGTAAGCTACGAATTAAACCTACTTAAAGCTGAAGGTAGTTTATTATCGGCTAAGCTGTATGAAAGAGCAGCGCACCAACACTTCGAAAAGTGCCGGCTTTCTTGTAATCACACCAAAAAGTCGAAAAGCATCTCAAGACTTGGGTTTAAAGAGTGGTTCAAGGTTAGCGCACAGGAAGCCCAGGACTTTTTAGCTGAGTACTTTAATGAAGATAGGTTGTTGTACAAAAATGGTGAGGAACTGAAGGAATGGACTGGTGATGACAAGACCGAGGTGATTTACGTGATGCGTCCAGAACATAAGCATATTGAGTATGGTGATACTTGCAAAATAGGAATTACGAGGGCGCGGCGCCTTAAGGAGCGCATCCTTAAACTTTCCTACGAATCAAATACTGACGTGTTTTATTACTTCGCCGCTGCTGTTGGTGAGTTGGAGCCAGGCAGTTTTCGAACTCCTGGCATTCACGTATAATGTGGACGCGAGGGATGAACAGGGCGATAGAAGAGGCTTCTAAGTACTGTAGGCGAAACCATAGCCCTCATCCTCTTACCTTGTATGACAGAAAAGTACTAGAGCAGTTAGGAGTAAAAAGCATGGACGATAAAAACTCTATTTATGATGTTGATATTTATTGTGCTGACGGGCCTTGTGAGTGTCGAGCCGCGGATGAGGGGGCCCAATGCAAATGCACTGAGGAGGATGATGATAATGGTTCATGATGACTACAGTTTAGAGCAAATACTTGCCGCCGATTCTGCGGCGGTTCCGGACCCGTTGAATTACGTGTATAGCGCTAACAAGCTTTGTTATACGTCAATAGAACCCCTTGAGGAGGGCGCCTGCTATGGGGAGCAAGAACGTAGCGGGCACATTGAGTGTAATTGTGTAAGCAGACACCTTCCCTGGGAGCCCGATGAGGCCAGCCGAGCTAGAGGGCTAATGGTTGGAGCCCAGAGAAAATTACAGGGTCTTCCGGTTAGGGAAATTCCGGATGAGAATGAACCTGAGATACCCGAGGGCCAGGAGGTTAGCTGATGGGCTTATGGTGGGTGGTATTCGGTTTGACTACTTTTGGTCTGGGGCTAGCGTCTATTTTTTGCTGCCTCGTGAGACCCCCAAGTATTTCGGTCTCCCCCACTGAGGGCCGTGAAGACACTGAATTGACTTAATAAGTCGCGGGTGTAGTGCCCAGGGGTTGACACAACCCGCAGGCAGTAGTAAAGTAAGTGGGGGCATTTTAAAAAGATGCTCTAATTTAAAACGAGAAAGGAAAACAACATGGCGGAAAAATTAACTCAAGTCCAGGTGTATCTTCCCGAGCGCCGCATAGCCGCACTCAAAATCTTAGCCGAGGACCGGGGCGTGTCTTTATCTGGCATCTGCAAACTCGCTATCGGTGAATATTTGGAATTCACAGCTGCATTCTTGGACGGACAGAGCAAGGCGCTCCAGGACCCCGATACCTACATAATTAACAGGGGCTTAAGAGAGGCCTAAACAATAGGGGAGTGGCCCCCAATTCTCAAAAGTCACTAGTTAGATTTTTTTGAGGGCCACTATAGACGAAAGGAAACGATTATGCTACGAAACACAACCATCTCGACGTCAATAATACCAGACACACCCTCAGTTGCGTATAAGGAGTTGCGGCAAAGCATTGAGAATCATGGGGACCGCAGGTGGGAGAGCCGCTTCCGCTTGTTCAGAGCCTCACTAGAGGCGTTCGAGCGTGAGTCCGGGCCTGGTACCTTCATCAAAATAAAGCGGGGCGTTAAATCCAAGATGATTGACGAGACTGATATGGGGATAGGCAAAGACATGACGCGGTATGGCTGGCGGTTAGTTGGAAGCCGAAGCAAAAGCGATACTGACCCCGTTTGGATTGGGTACATGAGGAAAGGAGGGGTCCAAAATGACCTTTAAATTAACGTTCGCAGCTGTAGTATTAGCATTGCTTGTATTAACGTTTCATGCTACTGGTTTTGAAATAGTAGTGAGGACAGGTTGTTAATGGGCTATAGAAGGAATAGGGTCGAGCTTCTTCTTCCGCCAGAAACTATTAAGCAGCTTCGGCTCCTGGCGGAAGAGAGCGGCGACACCATTAGTACCTTAGTTTCCGACCATATTCATTCATTCATTGTGTTGGAAAAGTCTAGACGCCTGAGAGCCTTATCGCATCCATTATGGGGCGAAGGCGTTCGGTGCCGGATACTAAGTCATCTAGAAGAACAGCGAAAGGATTAAAAAAATGACAAGAATTATGACAGGTAACGTTTTCCAGAATGATAGCGTTTTTCCGTGGTTTGAGAGCTCGATGCTAGGCCCGGGAGGCTCAGCGATTCGGGTGATACACAGAGTCGAAGAAGAGGCGCTAAGGCAATCCGATGGTGAGATGGAAGAGAAGTTGTGCCTCTGTTTTTACGGCACAAAAAAGCGCATGATTCTGAGCAACGTCAACGTTAAGCGGCTAGCTCGTTTGCTAGGCCCTGAATTGAGTTCGTGGGCTCAGCAAGCCATAGAAATCCATATTGAGGACGTAAAAGCCTTCGGGGCTGTTCACCGTACCTTACGAGTGGTTGAGGCCCTACCGCCTAAGAATCGCATTCCGAAGGACCAAAGGCAGTACCTTAAGGACGCCCCACCAGTAACAGACGCTGAGGCAAGAGCGATACTAGAGTGAGCCCCATTATCAACGACCTTAGCTACAACCAATCTGCAAGCGTTTGGGAGGACTGCATCAATAAAGCCCTCCTAAGCGCTTACGGGTTCGAAACGAGCGACGTTGATGCGTTCGCGTCAATGGACGAAGATGGTTATATCCTCGGTCGGTCCAGGAGTGCTATTGATGTGTTCGGGGCGTTCCTTTTCTTTGAATGGAAGTCATACGGCGACATGGATTTAAAAACCGGACAATCCATATTTCTGTCCAATTTAATGCGCCTCCTGTGGACGCATCCGACAAGCAGGGGTATGGTTGTTTTCCTAAAGATTAGGGACGCCCTAGGGGCTGATAACAGGCCCGTGATGGTAACC